GACTCGACGAGCTACACAGAAATGGGGGAGGAGGCGACGGCAACCCCAACAATATGGGTGAAGGTCGGAACCATTACCAATTTCTCGATGAACCCTACAGCCTCGGAGCGTGACAGGACTACGCTTAAGGATAAGGAGAGAGTCTGGAAGCGCGGTATCCGTGACGGCGGTTCCATGACATTCAACCTGTTGTGGGATAATGAGGACACAGGATTGGATGCGGTCAAAACGGCATACGAAGATGATTCCGAAAATCTTGCTTTCAAGATCACCTTCTCCGACAACGAGGCAATCACACTGCAAAACGGGTATGTCCTCGACTACTCTATCTCCGGGGAAGTTGACGCCGACGCAACCGGGGCGATAACGATCAGGGGAACGGTGGCATCGTGATAGTAGAGATCGAAGGCGAAAAGGTAGGCATTAAGTTTACCTGGCGTCAGCTTGCGCAAGTTGAAGAGGAGTTCGGGGATTCGCCGAACCTCTTCAAATATGACATTCTCGCGCGCGTAGCCGCTATCGGAATCGATAAACCGGAATGGACACCGGAGAGGATCATAGAAGCATCCCCTCCGATGGTTCCATTCATCCGAGCTGTAGATGCGGCGGTAAAACAGGCGTACTTCGGGAATGAGGCCATCCCAAAAGAGACAGAAAAAAAAAGCCTCCTCCCGGCGGCTGGGTTGTGCAGGCGTATTGCGCGGCTGTTCAAGCGGGGATAAGCCCCGTTGAATTCTGGGAGCTCACTCCATACTTGACCCGCAAAGCCATTGCCGCGTTAACCGACGGCAGGAATACTCAAGCGTGGATGATAGCCGCATTGACGAGGGCAAAGAAGATGCCGAAGCTAAACGAGATGATCAGCAAACCAAAGGCGGGTAATCCGAATATGGAAGCTGACTTGAAAAAGGCGCTCGGAATGAGAAAACCAAAGAAAGAGCTCAAGACATAGAGGGATATTATGGCGACACCCATTGGGTCAGTAAGGGCTGAGCTTTCGGCTGGATGGTCAAGTTTTCGCTCCGACATGGGCAAGGCCAAAAAAGCCGTGGAGGAAAACGCAACCGGCATGCAACGGGCGATGGATAAAGTCGGCCGGTCATTCAGCGGCGTTGCCGGCCAGCTCAAGACTCTTGTCTCGGCATTAGCAATCGGAGCTGCGTTTAGAGCCGTTATAATCGCGGCGTCAGAGGCGCAACAGGCCGTTGCTCAGCTTGAGGCGACACTGAAATCCACGGGCCGCTATACGCCTGAACTTGCCCAAAACCTGACTGGGTATGCGGCGGAACTCCAGAAGATCACCACTTACGGCGATGAAGCCATCATCTCGATGCAATCTCTTCTCCTGACATTTACACGGATAGGCGGCGATGAGTTCACCCGCGCTCAGATGGCAGTGTTAAACGTTGCGACAGCGCTTAAAACAGACCTGAAAACAGCGGCACTGCAAGTCGGCAAGGCTCTAAACGACCCCGTCCTCGGCATGACCGCGCTTTCCCGGACTGGTATTCAATTTTCCGAAGCACAGAAGGCGACTGTCAAGGAGTTGATGGCGGTCAATGATATTGCCGGGGCCCAAAAGGTGATACTTGCCGAGCTTGAAACCCAGTTCGGCGGAAGCGCGGAGGCTGCACGGAACACACTTGGCGGGGCGCTTACCGCACTAAAAAATGCCTTTGACGATCTTTTAGAAGGCGATTCAGGCGGCGGAGGCGTGAAAGGAACGACGCAGGCCATTGAGGAATTGATACAACTCCTACAAAATCCTGAGACGATTAAAAACGCTCAAACCCTGGCCAATGCGATGGTTACCGCATTCGAGAAGGTGTTGACGGCTATATCAAAGACCGTGGAGTTTACGAAATGGCTCGGCGAGGAATTGGCATCGCAGGTTTACGGCGTAGCCGGGGATGACATAACCAGACTAAAAAAGAATCTCGACAGCGCAAAGGAGAAACTAAAGGAACTGGAGGATGGGTATAAAGCGGTTGCGTTTGCCGATAAATTGCTGGGCAAAGTCGGAATATCAACAGACTTCCTCGACAAAATCCGTGGTATCAAAAGCGCAAGGGAAGAAGTTTCCAGACTACAAAAGCAAGTTGATGATTACAATGAATCGCAGGCGAAAGGCAAGCCGGCAGCCCCTAAGGTTCCGACCGCTCCCAATGTTCCCGTTATGGCAACGAATAAAACTGAAGGCGGCGGTTTAGGCGGCGGGGTGTCAAAGCGCGATGCCACTATCGAGCGCGGGCAGGCAGCCATAAAAGACCTGGAACGCGAACTGGCATTGCTGGGAGACAAATCAGAAGTTGAAAAAGTTCTTTGGGAACTTGAAAATGGTAAGTATGCCGATCTATCCAAGGCGCACAAAGAACGGATCGCAGCACTGGTAAAAGAAATCGAGGCCGGTAAAGCGGCCATCGAAGCCAAAAAAACTGAGGCTGAAGAGGAAGAGGAAGCGCTCAAGCTCCAGATGAAGATGCATGAAGAATACGAAAAGGAGAAAGAAAAAAAACAGGCCGAATTCTCCGAGGCTCATAAACGAGCAACGCTATCTACGACAGAATATGAATTACAGCAACTGCAAGCATCATATGACGAGTATGCAGCTTATATAGACGACAAAGCAAAACTGGATGAATGGTATGCCGCAGAGAAGGCGAAAATACTTGATAAGAGCGCCGAGAAGGAAAACAAGAATATTAAAGAACTCAAAGACGCAATCGAAGGATGGGGACGGGATAGCGCCGATGCAATAGTAAAATTTGCCCGGACAGGGGAAATGTCGTTCAGTGACATGATCGACTCGATGATTGATGACCTCCTGAGAATGATGATCTATCAGAACATCACCAGTCCGCTATTCGGGGCAATCTCCAGCGGCCTCGGCTCTCTCTTCGGCGGCGCTGCGAGCATCCCTGCCACTACTGGGCCGGCTGTCTGGGTAGCCAAAGGCAACGTCTTTCAAGGCGGCAATGTCATTCCATTCGCCCGTGGCGGGATCGTGGACAGACCGACTGTCTTCCCTATGGCCAGGGGAGCCGGGCTTATGGGCGAGGCAGGGCCGGAGGCGGTAATGCCTCTGACAAGAATCGGCGGGGACTTAGGCGTTAAGGCTGCCGGTGGCAACACAGAGGTAAACATCTATAATAATGTGGGAGCCAACGTCACGACGCAGGAACGCGCCACAGCGGACGGCGGAAAGGCCATCGACGTTTATATCGATCAAGCTGTCGCGAAAAAGCTCGGTCAGTTCGGCTCGCAATCAAATAAGGCGATGCGTGCCAATTACGGTGCGCGAACGCAGTTAACGGGGAGGTAAAAAATGAGCGTACCAAGTTGGCCGACAACATTACCTCAACAGTTGTTTGTTAATGGATACAGCCAGTCCTTTGCGGAGACGACAATTAAATCCGAGATGGACGCGGGGCCAGCAAAAGTGCGGCGCAGATTCACCGCAGGCGTCGAGCCTGTATCAGGGACGATGCTTCTTACAGAGACGCAATTGGGGTATCTGAGAACTTTCTTTGTAGATACCCTGCTCGGAGGCTCTCTCCGTTTTTCATGGACAAAACCGCCGGCGCATACAGCCGCATGCGAGATGAGATTTACCGAGTCTCCATCATGGACGGCAGTTGAACCGGAAGTGTATGAAGTAAGCTTATCTCTGGAGATATTGCCTTAGGAGGATATATGACTACTACTTCGTTAAATTTTCGTCAGGCCGCCTTTGCGCAGGAAACGGGCCGCGTTCCTATCGCTTTAATAACACTTTCACACCCAGACCTTGCCGATGATATCAGAATAAGCACCGACCCAACGCAGGAACTGACAGAATTTACAACTGATACAGAAAAAGTTTATGGCACAATATCAAATGGGAAAACATATTTTTTCCTTCCGGTGAGGATTAAATTGCCCGACGAAACAGATGAAGGCCCGGGGGAGATGCAACTCGAGATCGATAATATTCACCGGGCATACATGGAGACAATAAGAAGCGTTTTTACGCCTGTAACTTGTCAGCTTGATCTTGTTATGGACAATGCGCTTGATACGGTAGATGCAAGTTGGCCTGAGTTCAAGTTAACCAACATTACATACAATGCAACGACGATTACGGGGACATTGAGGCTGGAGACGCTGGAGTCCGAACCCTATCCTGCTGGGTCAATGACTCCATCGTATTTTTCTGGGCTGTTTGGGTGATATTTTGATGAATGTGGAGAACTATATCGGAATTCCATTTTTAAAAAACGGAAACAATAGAAACGGCTGCGATTGCTGGAAATTAATCGTGATGGTTTACCGCGAGCAACTAGGAATTGATTTGCCGGATTATGCGGAAATCTTTGTTGATGATTCGTTGGCTTCGCTCAAGAAGGTTGCCAGGACAATGAAAGAGGAACGGCTAAAATGGCAGCAAGTGCAGACGCCTATTCCATATGATGTGATTTTGCTGCGTGTTGACGGCCTTGTTTGTCATGCAGGACTTGTCATTGACCGTCGGCGGATGCTACATATCATGGACGGTGTAAATTCGACAGTTGAGGAATTTGCCAGTCCACAATGGAAACAAAGAGTTGAGGGATTCTACAGGTGGATAATCGACAAATCATAGTTAGCCCACTGGCTTTCCATGCGCCGAAGGTCATGCAGGTTGAGCATGGGATGACAATTCGGCAGATCGTGGAGCGAATGGATCAGTCTGCGTGGTCTGATGCCTATCTCGTTGAAGTTGATGGGCTTCCCGTTCCCCGCGAAGAATGGGAACTTATCCCCGATATTGCATCTCATATTCTTGTTTATGCTCCTCTGCATGGCGGCGGCGGTGGTGGTAGAAAAAATCCACTGCGGACGATTCTGACCATTGTCGTTGTGGTGGCGGCTACCGTCGTAGGAAATGTATATGGCGGCGCGTTAGCGGCGCAATTGGGGGTTACTTCTCAAGCTGGCATA